ATCTGTCTTAGAATCGACAACTGACCTCTAGCGAACCAAAGGTCTTTTTCACTTTCCACACTATCTAGATTATTAGTTAAGTCTTCGAGATTCTTTAATTCTTGTATTAAGTCTCTCCAACCGTCCTGTTCTATTAAGTTTAATCTATTGTGGTAAAACTGTTTGTCTTCTTGCGTTAGCATAATTTAGTGCTGTCTCCGACTTTAAGTGTTCCACTTCTGGAATTGTTCTCATAGTCTCAACTTGTATCTTTTCAATATTAGCTAATTCTTTTTGTAACTTAGCTATTCTTTCTTGAATGTCTAATTCATTAGGCTGTTTAGTTCCAGCTTCTGCTGCATTCTTCTGAGCCTTAGTCATCTCTTCTTGTGCTTCAGCTAATGTCTTCTGGATATCAGCCTTCATTTGTTCCATCTGTAGTTGATGATGGTACTGTTGCATCTTCTGTGCTTCAGGATTAGGCTGCATGCTTTGTAGAAGAGCATTAACAATTTGGTCCCTATTATGGATACTAGAGTTCTGAAAGACTGCTAACAAGAGGATGTTGAAAGCTGGAGAATCTTTCGGAATTGACTGTAGCATAGAGACCATTTGTTGCATCTCTAATTCTTTAGCCATAATACCCATAGTAGAGTACGGAACAAACTTATAATCAACGACAGGATATCTGTCTACATCAAATTGTATCTTTCTCCACAATGCCTTATTAATCATAGGAATAAGGAATGTGTTCTGGAAATTCATTAGTGTACGTTTCTGACGCTTAATGCTAGCAGATTGCATCATAGACATACCACCAGCTGTAGCTCTATCAGGAGCATTACTTACATCAGCAGCACCTGTACCCATCTGAATCATAGCTTGCAGCAAGTTAATCTGTTGCATAGTATTAGGGTCAGTCTTACCTAAGTTAAGAGGTGAAACTGCCATTCTTGGGTCACCATTAGTAAGAATAGTCTTACCTGGTCTTACTTCTAATCTAATACCTCTAGGTAATCTAGTAGCATCTGCTGCTAACATTGGAGTAGTAGTTAAAGCTAAGGAGTCAATCCTTGCTCTCATCTCTGCATCTAGTGCTTTCTGTGGATTGTATCCTTTCTCACAGACACCACGACCCCAGAATTTATTAGGCACTAATTCGTGCTGATACGCTATGAATGGTCTGTCTACCATCATAAACGGATTCTCCTCAGCACGGAGCACATATTGGTCATTTGCTATAGTAACTACTGCTTCTACTAATTCTTCTTCATTATAATCGAAGTCTTCAGTAGTTTCAGATTTATTTAAGTATTTACGAGGAACCTTACCCCAGTATTCTGTAATCTTAATCTCGTCAGCATCGTCAATATTAGCTTCTTCATAATCATATCCTACAGGTATATTATCAGTAACAGCTTCGATGTACATCTTATTATATACACCTTTTTCCATACCTTCGGATACTATATATCTAGGTTTATATACTATCTGTGCTACACCTAATGCTTCATTAATACTTGTAGCTGCAGGGTCAATAACAAATTCTTTAGGTGATACTGGCTCTAATCTTACTTCTACATCTGTATATTCTTCTACATCTCTTACAGAAGTCAGTGTTCCTTCTACTGCTCTCTGCACTGGACGCATCTTATTCTTCTCTTCTACGATGATTTTTGCTATACCAGTACCATAGATAGCACCATTCAAGAAAGTCTCGCATATGGCATCTTTACAGCCTGTACCTTCTAAGTCTTCCTGTAGTAAGTTACGGACATACTCAGTATCTCTTTTATCTTGGTCTAACATATCATCTTGTATGTCGAACCACTTACCTCTACCAAATGTAGCTTCTTCTAGTTCTGCTACTGAAGACTCTACTGCTTGTTGTAGAGCTGGTGTAATAATTCTAGACTTCTCGTGTGCACGGACTTGGTCTTCTGGGTCCCACTCTCCACGCCATAGACGATAATACTCATCCCACTTATTGAGATAGTTATTATCTCTGTGGTCTTCCCAATCACTAATCTTGGTCATCAGCCAAGATGTTAGTGCTTGATAATTATTTTCGCCATTATAATCCATATTAATATCCTGATACTGCGTCTAAAGGTTCCCACTCTTCTTCTATATCTATACTGCCCATAAAATCTGCTATAGATACTTGGTCAATATATGCTAAGGCATCTATCATATCATCGTGTGTGCCTTTAGTAGGGAACTCTAGGAGTTGTACTTCAAAGTCTCTGTTCCATTCCCCAGTATTAAACTTAATCTTTCCGTGCTCTAGTCTTCCTTGTAATGCCCAAGTAATTCTATCTGCTTTCTTTTTACCTCCGTGGGTAACATCTGTAATGACAACCCATCTTCCTGTAGCTCTCATCTTATCTTCGAGGTATGGAAGTATAGCGTTTTTTAATGCTCCCGCTTCAATACCGACAGTAGTCGCTTCATTTTCAATAGCTGCTTCGAGAATCTTGGAAGCAGTCTCTTTAATATTCCAACGCCCATGTAGTATATTTTTAACCCACCAAGTGTCATCTGTGATTTTAACAATAGCAATCGCTGTTTCATCTAGTGCTGACCCCTTCCTTCCTCGTTCTTTTTCTACATTCTCAAAACCTGCTGGGTCAACTGCTATGACATAATTACCTTGTTCAGGTTCTTCATCGTCATATTTAATCCAGTCGTTCTGAAAGATGCCGCCTGTAAATGAAACAAAACTTGCTTCAAATTCTTGTCTAAAAGCCTGAGTAGACATAGTCTCTCTAGCTATCTTAATCTCTTCTGGGTCTAGTATAGGGTTATCAGTAGAATTATATTGGAACTCTTGCCAATCTTCATTCTCTGGTTTACTTGCTTCTAGCCATAATTTATAGAAATGATTCTTACCTTCAGGTGTTCCTATAAATAATGCCTCACCTTTAACATCAGCTAGTGTAGGTCTAATAATCTTTTCCCACACATCTGGTTTCATCGAAGCATACTCATCCAGTACAACATAGT